ATTTTCTTCCAAAAGCGAATTAACTGTATTGATTTCTCCCTTGGTTGCATAGGTAGTTGTGTCAGCAGTTGCTATTACATTCTCTAAATCTTCTTTAGCTTCTATTCCATCTTGAATAGTTTCATTCAACTCTTCGGTTAATGTTATTACATTAGATGATGGAATTGTATCATCTATTACAGAGCCTTGAATTATGCAATCAATAACAAAGTTTGATATTATATTACCATCTTTAACTATTAATAATTCAAGATTGCCTTTTCCATATGCTCTTAAGCAATCATCAACTAAAGTTACCGATACTTTTCCTGAACTTAAAAGAGAAGTATCAAATCCGCTTGTTTGAACTACTAATGTTTTATCACCTTTTATAAAATTTAAAATAAAAGAGTTTCCACTTAGATTAGCAGAAACTCCGTTATTGCTTATTATAAAATTTAATTTAGTGTTGTCATATTGCTTTAAATTTAAAGGAATGTAATTTTGATTATATAGGTCCAAATGAATATCTATATTTCTTACTGAATCCAATTATATCCCTCCTTATAAGTATTTTGATAAATCAAAATTTTCTTTAATCTTAAGTTCCTTGTTTCCATTTATAAAAAATTTATTTAGATTTTTTATAACATAATCATCTTTTTCAACGACTATATAATCCCAAATTATTTCAAAGTCATTTTTATTAACTCCAAAAAAATTCATATCTGAAATTCCTGTAATATATTGAGTTATTTCTCCAGTTTTTTTACTGAAAAACAATGTCATTTTTTTATTCATTTCTTCTATTGTAGCCATTTAAACCTCCTAGGCTGTAACTATAAATCCAATAGTTGGCTGTCCATCCACAAAAGTCTTACTTGAACCACTCTCAGTTACAAATGTAGAGTAAGCATATATATAAAAAGTTGCGTTAGTATAATTGATATATGTTGTATTATTCTCAAAGTTTATTCCAAACCATTTAAGTGTAGTGTTTGCTGATCCATCAATTAACATAGGGTTAGTTGAATCAATGAAGTATGGATTGACAACAAAATTCTTGCCTTTAAATTCATCTGGAAGTGTAACATATAATATACTACCATTAAAATTTAATTCTCCTGAATAAAAAAGGTGATGATACTCTCTTTTACTTCCTGCAACAAAATTATAGAATCCTTCAGCATCAGATCTGCTATAACTGCCATTAGAATGAATAAACTTAGCATATAAATTTGTAATTTCCGCAACATCTCCACTTCTACCGCCTATTTTAAAAGCACCATTTTGAATATTTATGATAATAGATCCATCTTGACTTTGTATAACTCCAACTTTTATTAAGGTTGCATCAAGCTCACCAGTTTTGATAAAATTAGCGACTATTTCACCATCCATTGTTATAGCTACACCATAATCTCCATTGTATCCTGTAGGACTATATCCAAGCCCATTTAAATTAAACCTCCACACCTTTGTAGCTGTTGTAATGCTATCAGTGTCCATAATTAATATTTCACCCTCACGTTTAACTACGTGACCTCCTAAGGCACTTTTAAGCTTGTTGCCTATTTCATAGTTTTCAGTTTGGATTTTGATTATATTATTTCTTATAACAGCATTTGCAGTATACTGAGATTTTATATAATCTCCTAACTCATAAGAAATATATTTTTTCTTAATACTATCCCAACTATATTTTCTCAATCTAGCTTTTAAATCTAAATTAAGCTTATTAGAATGTATTGTACAAATATCTCCAATGAATAAAGTTAATAATGAAGATATATTTTTAAATTTATTAACTTTTCTAAGCTCCTTAAACTCAACAGCAAAATTAATCTGTGGTCTATCAACATTATCTTCTGAATACATCAAATTAACTTGTCTTCTTAGTTCAGTATAAACAGCTTCTTTTGTTGCATACTCTGTTTCTTCATCTGGTCTTGATACTTTAATATTGGGGAAATCCATAGGTTTAACTTTGGGATTAGGATAAGAGCCTATTAAAGGACTATCAATATACTTTTCAGGAAGTAATAATGGATTGTCATTTTCATCTCTTCCAACTGGCATTATTCTAGTTATTGGCTCACCTTCCTCGGTTTCCTCTATCCCTATAATATTTTTTCCGTATTGAACTCTAAAACCTCGGTCACTACCAAGGCTTTGAAGAATTTCAAATCGGAAATTTTGTCTGTTAAGCTCTCCTCCCCATCTATTAAAGAAAGAATTTTCATCATCTCCCATAATCGCTTCAATGAAATTCTTTCTAATGTAATATGCAGTATTAGTTTTAGTTATATTAGAAAAAAAACTAAATTCAGTAGGAAATTGTAGTCCAGCAACCATGTGTGATAATGCAGCTGTACCATTAACATTAGTTGGTCGAACATCTTCTAAAAAGTTATCATCTAAATCATAAGTTATGTGTTTACATAAACATTCAATTTGTCTTGTATTCTTTCTAGTTTTAAATATTCTAAATACTTCATCACCTTTAGGTCCAGGTGCTTTTATTATATTGCCTTTGACTAAATAACTACTTTTAGAATCACTTAATGGGTAAACTAATGTTAAAGTATAATCTGAATTTATACCTTCATCAATAACAGCAGAAATGCATTTGTTCAATATCTTATGCCCATTTCTATATAAGATTTTATCTTTTATAGTATTTGAATTATAAACATTAATCATAATATGCACCAATTAGGAGTAATTTCGATTTTACTTACTGTTCCAATAAAACTTACATCATTTTTACCATTCTTAAGCCTAAGAAACTCTCCATTAGTATTATTGTTCAGATTATCAAAAGACTCATTATATGCTTCTTCTAAATCTGAATTTAAAATTATATGGCCAGATACTGAATATAATAATTGATCCTGTCCATTAATAGTTAATGTTATATCTCCACTCCCAAAAACCTTTATTGTAGGTATTGAAACATATACTAACTCTGGTGAATAAATACTACTATTTGCTGTTATTGATATTAAGGCTTCTTCATTTAAATGTTTAAATGGGTTGCAAGTGAAATTAATAATAAAGCTACCTTTAACCCTTAATTGTCTTTTTATATCTTCACATTCAACTTTTTCAACTATCCTAAAGTACCTGGTATCATCTGAGAAGATAAGTTTCTCATTATTAATGTTTGTTAACCAGTGTGCTATCCTACTTGCCTTACTGTTAATGTCTTCTCTATCTATAAAGTTGCATTCGACTGGTATTACTATGCTATCATATGTCTCTAAATCTTCTGAATAAGAACCATCTACTCCATCTAAAGGAGTTAATTCAACTCTTCTTTTTGGTATAGGAATATCAATTTCTTTAACTATTTTAATTCCTAAATCTTTCGTGCTAGAATCATTAAATATAACATTGTAGTTCATTTCTAACACCTCCTAAACAAGTCTAAATCCATTTTCATCATCAACTATTTGGGCAACTGCTCTTCCAATTTCTTTAAGTCCATTATTGTCTAAAAGTATTTGAACAATTAATGGCTGAGATATATCTCCACGATTTGAATTCGAAGCATCTAATACATTTTTAACTTGTGTATAAACAATTTCATTTAATTTCTTTTCTGGAGCAACTATTTCATTATCATTGCCTTCTCCAACCATTGCAACTGTCGGTTTGGTTATATACGCACCATTTGCCAAGAAAGGTATTTTAGGTATACTTATCCCTAATCCTCCAACCCCAGGAACCCAACTCGGGAACTTCAACCCATTGATGCCTGATATAACTGCATTAACCATTCCAATAATTGTGTTTAAAGGAGATTTAACATAAGCTGATAAACCATTGAATATTCCTCCAAAAACATTTAATACACCTTGCCATGCTCTTTCCCAATTACCAGTAAATATTCCTGCTATAAAATCAATAACTCCACCAAAAATTTGTTGAACTGATGAGAAAACTTGTTGAATGTTAAAAAGAAAAGAGTTGAGAATGTCTCCAAGCCATCCAAATTTTGTAGACCAATCTGTAGAAAACACAGTTCCTAACCATTCACTAAACCCTGAAAAAACTGATTTTATATTTTCCCATATTCCTATAATTGCATTCCTAAAATCTTCGTTTGTATTCCATAAATGCATTAACAATAATATTAATGCACCAATTGCAGCTACAACTGCCATTACTGGATTGCCAGCTACTAACTTTAATGCTCCTGATAATCCTGTTCCTATTGAAGATATCAACCCATTAACAATAGGTCCAGCTATAGTAAATAATCTTATTATATTAAATATGCTCCCTGCAAATGTACCAATTAATAATAGCAAAGGTCCTACAATTGCAATAAAAATTCCAATCGTTGCAATTGTATTTTTAGTAGAATTATCAAGTCCCATAAACCAATCACTAGCTTTTTTAATAGCTTCTGATACTGAAGTTAAAGCAGGTGCAAATATATCCAACAATGTTGCCCCTAAATCTGCTAAACTTAAATTTAATGAATTAGTTGCTTCTTTTCCTTGTACCCCTACTCCTTGGCTCATAGTGTTAACCAATTCTTCAATTTTACCATTTGTATTTATAATACTACTGTCCATGTTGCCTAATGCATTACCTACACTTTGAGTTAAATCTTCCCATGGTCCACCAAACAAAGAAACTGCAATTTGATTAGCTAATACTTGATCTTTCATGTTTTTCAAATCATTAACAACAGCTATCATAACATCAGAAGCGGTTGATTTGCCTTTAAGCATTTCATTGAAAACATTTCGTGTGCTTGAACTTAGTTGTTTCATTGCTTCATCTGTAGTTTTTGAACCATCAGTAATTCTTAATCCAAACTCTTTAGCTGCGTCACCAACCTTATCTAAGTTGAATGCTCCAGCATCTGCTCCACTTTTTAAAATTGTAAACATCTCATTAGCTGAAAATCCTGCATTGCTGAATTGAACTGAATACTCATTTATAGAATCAAGAAACTCACCGCTAAAATCAAGATTATTTTGAAATCCCCAAGTAATATAATTAAATGCATCATTAGCGCTTAGTCCGAAATTTTTCATAAGAGCAACAGTACTTCTCATTACTTCATTTATATCTATCTCAAACACTTGTGCTATTGTAGCTGCTTTTGATGATAAATCGGTCATTTCATTTTCGCTTAAATCACCTAAGTTTTTTCTTACAGTTAAAACAATCCTATTAGCTTCACCAATATTATCTGCAAAAGCATTTTTGAATACATCTTCTGAAACTCTCTTTAATTTTTCCATTTCATCAGCTGTAAGTCCAAGCTGAGCTTGCATTTTATTATTACTAGCTTCAACTTCTAATGCACTTTTAATTGCAACTCCACCAATAACCCCTACTGCTGCACTTGCTACTGATGCCTTCTTGCCTACTTCAGTTGTCTTTTCAGAAAACTTATTAAGTTTTTCTGTCGCTTGATCTAATGATTTTGAATGCTTACTTAATTCTTCTGATGTAGCTTTTAAATCATTTTGATATTTTCCTAATGTTGTTTCTGCTTTAGTAAGTTGAAGCCTTTTTTTTGCTATTGCATCCTCATCTTTTTCTTCTGCTTTTGTTAAAGCTTCTAATTCCTTACTTAATACATTAACTTTTTGACCTTGAAGTTCGTATTGTTTTTGGAGTAAATCTTGCTTAGCTTTCAATCTATCTGTAGCAGTAGAATTTTCATCCATTGATGTAGTTACTTTTCTAAACTCTGCGTATGACTGGTTAAGTTCTCTATTGATTGCTGTTATAGATTTTTGAAAGTCAACACTACCATCAGCTTTAAATCGTAAGCCAACTTCTTCTATATTTTTATTATCTGCCATAAGTAACCTCCATTCTATAATTCATCAATGTAATAAACTTTATCTTCATCATATTCTTGCTGATTGTTATTACTCTTTTTATTAGCCTTAATATGTTTTTCACATAATTGAGCAAATAATAAAGGATTGAGCGCCCAAAATTCTTCAACGCTCAATCCTAGCATTTTTGCAGTATATATTAACTCAGCCCAATCTATTTCATTTACTTTTGTTTTTTTTTAGAAACTTTATCAACTGCTTGAACATACTCTTGAAATATTTCCATTAACTTTTCTATATCATCAAAGCCAATCATCATAAGACACTTTTCTTGACTAATCATCATTCCTGATGAACGTATTAGACAATACAATAAATATCCACATGCCTTAACCGCTTTGCCAGGATCTTCATCTTTGTTTTTCATAGCTTCTTCTAGTCCTAAGAAACCACCATTTGGATAATCACTCATTAAATCTATAGTATAAAAATTAACTCCTATACTTATCATTTGCCCATTAGTAAGTTGAAAATCTTTCTTTTGAACTGCAACCTGTGAAGGGTTTTTATATTTACCCATTATGCTCCGCCTCCTTCAACTGGTGGTACTTCAAGAAGTACCGCTGTAAAGAATTGCTCTTCTGTGAAAGTATCATCACCTTCCGCAAGCAATTCTGTATCATACTCAATTTCATAATCTCCATCATCATTAAAAGGCATTGCTTGAATAACTAAGGTTTTGTTTTGAGCATTGTCTCCATCATCATTTTTAGTTTGTGCTTCTTCGTTTGCTTCAGTTAATCTGCATTTAGGATACCAAACATATTTTGCATTTCCGCTTTTCTTAGGGTATACAACTCCGAACCCAAAATAAGCTCCTTCATCATAACTATTCTTAACTAAGAATCCTCTTGTTACTGTATGTCCTTTCATCTTTGCTCTATGAGGTGCTGCAAAAGCTACAACTTCTACACTTAAATCTATTCCAGTTGTAGATTCTGTTTTATCATATATAGCATTTGATGCCCAAACATTTTCACTAGTTGCATTTTCTGTTGTACCTATTGATGCGACCGTAGCTGCTTTATGAACATCTGCTTCATATGTTAATGGATCAATCGCAGTTGCAAAACAATAGTACATTGCACCTACGCCTACGTTTCTAAATGGCTTATTTGATTTAATTGCCATATTATTTCACCTTCCTTTTCAAAGTATCAATCATTATTTTGTTAATAAAATTCTTATTAGCTTCAAATGTTGGTTTTAAATGTGCCTTTGCACTAACAACCTTTTTGCCACTTCTTGTTTTGTGTCCACTTTCAACCAACCTTCCATAAAACTTACCCCAACCGACTTCTACTGTTTTTTCTTTCTTGTTATATTCGAAATCCATAGATTCAAGCATTTTACCGGTATTACGTGGTTTAGATAATCTTCTCAACTTTCCTACTAAAAACGCTGCTCCAGCTTCTTGAGCTTCTTTTATATTATCTTCATCAGCCATTTTACTGAAATTATTTAATGTATCAATTAAATTTAAAAATCCTTTATTATCATCAGTCATCTATTATTTCCGTTATAGAAATATCTAATGTTGTTGTTGCAACTTTTGTTTGAGGATCAAAAGATATTTCTCCTGTAAATGGTATTTTATTAACTCTTAATACTCTTTTTAATTCTTCTAATGATTCATCAAACTCTATATCTGTAAAATGGTTAATTTCTATAGGAGTTGTTTCTTCAGTTGCTCCATTTGAAGCGTATTCCTGTCTTATTGCATATTCCTGATATACTATCCTAGGTAATTCTTCTCCTAAGCTTTCATAATGATATACTGGTATCCCAACAGTTTCTAAAATCGCTTTTAAATCAAGTAATTTCATAACTCTTAACCACCCTTTCAAGTGTTATATCAGTTATAGGCATTCCATTTTGATTCTTTCCTGAGAATGTTCTTCCAACTTTATATTGTTTATCATCTATAACAATGATATTTAAAGAAGTTAAGCTTCTATCTTGAAGTATTCTAACTCTTTTAACTATTTCCGTATTAGCTTGTTTAGCTGAATAATATTCACCTGTAACTATGTCTAAATCTCCATACCATGCATTCTTTTTAAAAGAAAGAGTTTCTATTGGTTTTCCTCCAGTACTTTTAATAGGAGTTATTTCATAAATCTTTAATTGACCTGAATTTAATTCAACCATCTAAACACTTCCTTTTTGACTAATCAACTTATTATTTAATCTAAATTGAAGATGTCGGGGTAATCCAACATCTTCATCTCTTTTCTTATATAGCCATGCAGCATAGTCAACTATTAGAAATATATCTTCTGTTTTAGAAATATCAAGAGTTATTCCTCTTCTTTCAATGTCAGCTTTAGCACCCTCAATTCTTTTATTTAAATACGTATCCTCCAAATTATGAAGGATACGTAAATCAAATTTTAAAAGCTCGAGTAATTGCTCCATAAAATCACTTCCTATGATTTAGTAACAGCTATTGTATAAACCTTTGTAGTAGTTCCGTTTTTAACTGTTATTTCAACTGTATTTGCACCTGAAGTCCAAGTTGCAGCAGCGCCATTAGCATGAGCTGAACCATTAAGTTTTATTTCTACAGTTGAGTTTTCTTTAGCAGCAGTTGCAGTTATTGTATTTGTAGTGTTTGTTGTAGTTGTTGCATAAGTTCCAACAGCAGGATCAAATATTGGTGCAAGAGTTAAAGAGCCTAATACTAGTGAATTTAAATATGCATCTGATGGATTAGCTGTGTCAGGAGCAAATGCTACTGATGTTGTTGGATTAGTATTAGCTATGTTTGCAATAACAAATGCTTCTCCAAATACAGGCATTCCATCATATCTAGCAGTTCCTTTAAATACTGTTTGATCTTCAATAAATTTCACATGTTCAGATTGTGAAAGATTAGCTCCAGCTCTTTCAGCTAATAAATATGCTGAACCATAGCCTCCTATAATGTCATTGTCTGCAACAAATTCTAACTCGACTATATCTCCACCAATTATTGGCATTGTCCCATTTGTTCCAGCAACTAATGCTCCAGCAGCATTAAATGAAATTGCTTTTGATAATACAACTGCTTTAGTTTTAGAGTTCATAACCCAGAACTTTTCACCATTGCTATAGTTTGGTTTAGCTACAGAGAGATTTAATATTAATGCTGCAAAAAAATCTGTAGCACTCATTCCAGAAGGGTTTATTTTAAGCAGGTTTGTTGTGCGTAAGTCAACCCAAGTTGGTGCGTTTTTACCCCAATCAGAAGGTTTAGAAGCTTGTGAAAGTCTTGTGGCAATACCTAAAGGCATTTTAGAGCCTGTACCATATAAGATAGCTTTATCTATTGCATATCCTATGGCTTGACCTAATGCATCCATTATTTCATTTGCTAAATTCAAATCTGAATCCTCTAATATAGAATTAGGTACTGGTATAAATCCGCCAACCTTATAACCGTCTACTTCGACTTGCCCGAAATTTATTGATAATTCATTAAGTATTCCTGTAGCTTCTGTCCAAATAGCTTCTGGAATAGCTCCAGCAATATTTTGTCTTGCTTTACCTGCAACAGGTTTTAAATTAACCTTGCTTATTAATTTGCTATATCTGTGAAGATTATCTCTTAATAGGTCTAATACTATTTCTGGAATAGTTAACTCCGCTCCATTTACAGATCTCTTTTGTCCTATTAATTCTCTAGTCCTTACTAGAAAATCTTTAACCTCTTCTCTAGCTAAAAATGATGATCTTGCTTCAATGCTCATTCCTGTAAAAAATTTCTTTGCTCCCATTCTTATTTCTCCCCCTAAATTTTTATTTCTTTCTTCCGGAACTTTTGGCTCTGGCTTTGGTTCATTAGTATTTAATTTTTCAAGCTCTACTTCTAACTCGGCAATTTCATCTTCAATTCCTTTGATTTTGCCTTCATTATCAATTTCATCTGCTTCAAGTGTATTAACCTCTTCTTCTACCGTTGCAATTTCTTCATCTGTTTGAGCTTCTTCTAGAGCTGTTTCAAGTTCTGATGATCTAGTTTTTAAGCTATCTCTCTTTTCTAGTAAAGTCTTTAGACCATTCTTTCTTTGTTCTATTTTCTTTGATAACATAATTTGTTTTAATGCCATTTATTTAACCTCGCTTTCAAATCCTTTTTTCTTTGTTCTACTTGTCTTTCTTTATACTGCTTTACATCATCATGCCTTGCTTGTACTCCTGTTTCTTCATAGGCAGGGAATGTACATACAGAAACTTCATGTAAGTCTATCTCTTTCATAGTCCATTTAACTGTCCCATCATCTTTCCAATCAGTTTCTTCTTGTAAAACATTAAATCCAAATGAACATTGATCTACATCTCCACGTTGAACTCTTTCATAGAGATTTACTGCATCAGTGTCTTTTGGATTTATTTTTATTCTCCCCCATAATCCATGGCTATCTGTTTTTAATTCTAATGTATTGGATTTATTTCTTCCAAGTACAAGTGTTGTGTCATGATTTATTAATGCTCTGATATCATTTCCTAATGTACCATCAAATGCCCCTGGTGATATTTCTTCAAAGGCACCAGGCCATAATTCGGTAGTTTTATTAAAAACAGCAAAATAACCTTCAATATACATATCTTCTTTGTTTTCTTCAGCTCTTTTAGCTATTAAATCAGATTTGTAACTTCTGGTCTGTCTTTTATTCCTTTCCACTACCATCACCTCCATTCAATTTCTTTTGATCTCCTATCATTCCAGCAGGTATATAATTTTCTAGAATAACTCTTTCATTTAATCCTTCTAGTGGAGACATTCCTATCCAATCTCTAACTTCATTCCCAACCATTATTCCTCTTACATACAAGTTTCCTCCAACGTCTGCAAGTTCTTTCATGTCATACGAAAGTAAGCTTCTATGATTTAGTTTTAAATATAAATCAGGACTATATAGTAACCCTTTAGTTAAAACTTGTTGAATAGATTCTGCAATACTTTTTATCCTAGTGTTTATAAAATTGTTGTACTCATCTTTGTTATAAGTTCCAACGCCTAAAAAAAATGCAGGTATATCAAATATTCCTGCAACAGTTCTTTTATCTAATTGGACACTATCGTTTATAGCTAAATCATTTAATGATAGTGGTTTTACTTGTTCAACTTTAAATAAATCAGCTGGTACTACCCAAGGCTTTCCGCCTCCTGTTTCACTTATATATTTATTAAGTATTTTATCCCTACCTTCTTCACTTGCTAATTCATCATTCATAGCATCAACAGAAATAATAATACTAGGTTTCCATTTGTCGCTCATAAAGCTATTTTTAGTATGTGAAGCTTGCTTTAAATTGCTAACTATATCCTTAAGTACAACTTTATATCCTTGCCCCATCCATGGTTTTTCAGGATCTGGATTTATAACAAAATGAAGTACTTCATCATGATTATAACGTTGAGGTCCATAATTAATTTGGTATCCATTAGTTGTTTCAGTAAATGAAACCTTTGAAGGTTTTAATGGTATTAAATCATCAATTAATCCATCATTATTAATTTTAGGATAAACTATACTATTACCAGCTCCATCAAGTAGTAGAGTATAAACAATATTGTACATCCATGTTTTTCTTGTCATTAATGAATATGGATTTATATCAATTTTTCTAGATAATTCATTTTTTATTCTAATATCTCCATCTCCAGTATTTTGCATTAAATGTATTGTCATTGATGAAACTAAATCCGCTATTTTATGAACAGCCATCTTAACTTCTGGATTATCTGATAACCTAGTGTATCCTGGCACGCATAAAGTATCATTAGCATCATTACTTAGAAACCAATTCAAAGCAGTTTGTGTTGTGGGTTCTGCTCTAGTCCTTCCAATTTTCTTCTTCCTTTTCTTCAATCATAATCACCTCTTAACCCTTACTAAAAAATTCAGCTGCTTTAGAGCTTTTCTCCTTCATTTCAATTAGTTGTTTACATGCAACTACAGAAGCATCAAATAAATCAATTCTTTGAGTATCTGATATTTTTGAGAATTTAATTCTATCCTCACTATCTTCAACTGCCTTAACATTTGAAATACAGTACTCATAAGCTTTATTGTGAAGATAATAATAGTTTTTCTTTTTAATTCTTCTTTCAATTTCTCTAAATGCTTCTGACTTTTTCCAATACGCTTGATCCTGATTAATCATCCTAAATTTATGCTTTTGCATACTAGCAACAAAGTCCCTACTGTTATATTTATCAAATCCTACAAGTTTAATTTTAAATCCTATTCTCTTCATTTCTAAAAACCACTTTACAACATCTTCATAGTCAACAACTTCATCATTACACATAGTAAGCCATCCCTCTTCTTCCCACCAGAAGAAAGGAATATCATCTTCATCAGCTTTCTTTTGAGCTTGTGTTCTAGGTATGAATCCATGTGCTATAGTTATATCTGTATCTCCATATCTTCCATATAAACATGCTGCTGTCAAATCATGCTGTTTAGATAAATCAGCTCCGCCATACCAATCAATTTTAAGCTTTGATAATTCTTCAATAGTCCAGTTATATTTTTCATCAGAAGCTTGAACTTCATAAATATTGAAGTAAGTATTTAATGTATTAGTATAAATATTTAAAGACTTATTTAAAAATTGATTTCTAGCAGTAACGTCATTCTGAGCTTGTAGAGCTTCTGCAATTAAATCTTCAGCTCTTACAGTTCTCTTATAATTAGGATTTGCTTTTTCATGTTCAATTGGATTTGTATAATCCGTAGGATCATCAGCTTTACATATAAAAACAAAGCACTGTTCATCTTTATATTCTTTAAGTAAAACCTTTTGACAATATTGCAACCTTTGATAACAAAAGCTATTCATGTTTTCACCAGCAGTTGTAATTCCAATTAAAAGTTTGTTTATATAGGCTTTCATTGCTTGTCTTATAACGAAATATTGATTACTGTTTTTGTAAGCATGTATTTCATCACATATCGCAATGTTGCAATTATAACCATCTTGATTATCAGGATTACTTGCTAGCGCTTCAATTTTTATACTTCCAACTTCTTCATCATCTTCATTATAAAAATCTCTTGAAATTGAATGCTCACTATTATTATCTAATATCCTAAATTCAGCATCCTCACCCATTATTCTTATATTTCTTCTTATAATTGAAAAACTTTCTAGTGCTTGTTTAAGTACATTCCCAACTATATATATAGTTGATCCAAATTTTCTTTCTAGCAATGATAATGCCCATGTTAAAGCAGCTATAAAAGTTGTTTTACCATTCTTTCTAGGAATAAAAATAAACGCCTCTTTGAAGCGTCTTTCATCAGTTCCTTTTATATAAAACCCTACTAGATTATAAACACAAAACTTTTCCCAATCATCTAGCTTTAATGGTTTATTTTTTAATGGTCCCTTAACATGTACAAATGTTTTTTCAATTATTGAAATAATAAACTCAGCACTTTCAGCTTTGAAATCATATTTGCCTGAATTTAAATCATCAACAAATCTTTGACAGGCTTGAATTGTTTCAATACAAGCAACTTTTCTTCCTTCTAAGATACTGTTGACATACTCCATGACTTCAAGAAAATTTTTATATTTATCCATTTATATTACTTAGTGCCTTTTCTAGCTTACTAACCTTTTTCTTTTTAGTTAGTTCATCATTAATCCTGTTTAATCCAGCAGGATTTAAACCGAGCTTATCTGAATATGATAGGATATCTTTTCTTAAACCTTCAAGTGCCATGTAAACAGGTGTCTTTCTTTCATTTGTTGCTCCTGCCTTATTTGTATATTCATCAGTAATCTTAAAATTAGATTTTTTAAATTGAAAATTCAATACTTCATACTGATGCATTAGTCCAGCATAAATTTCAATTATGGGATCAAAGGATTTTTTATAGATTAATAATTCTTTCATTTGCTTAATGGTGTCTCTTTTAATTTTTGCTATTCTTTTATCGTTCGTATCCTTTTCCATTTTGAACCCCCTTTCTAAAAAATATCGTGTAGTCGGAGAACTAGCCTTATCCCCGTTTTCCTAGAGTTAAAATTTTATGAATGATGGTGGGGGGGATACGATTTTGTAGAAACTTCTACAAATAAATCAGAGTATAAATCATACCTTCTCAAAGTACGCTCACATATACTCATGAACCCAACAGGCAATCGGTTGTCTTTGTTTAATCTACGCCTACACTCTGTAGCTATCGTATTTAACCATATGAACTTACTGCCTATTAATAATTCCATCTCAGCATCATCAGGCATACATCTAATTAACCAAACATTGTTGAATTCATATTCATCACGTTTATAGATTGTAGCTTTAATTAAGTCATTGATGTAATTAGCAATGTTGTCATCCTTCCTTTCATGTTCATCTCTATTTGTAAGAGCGTGATATAACATGTCTAGGTCTAGCATTATATCTCCCTTATCCATTCTTTCTTTAACATAAGTAGTCTTACCTGCGCCTGGGAATCCACAAACAACTGTTACCATCTTCTACTTCCTCCCTTCTCAGGATGTTCTTTGTTATGACATTTATTGCAAAGACTTTTTAAATTACTATCTTTTAATGCCAGTTCTGGATTATCTTCTAAATGCTTTATGTGATGTACTGTTATTGCTGCTGTTCTTCTTCCATACTTCTTACACTCTTGACAAAGATATTCATCTCGTCTTAATATTGCTTTTCTTTTTCTTTTCCATTTCTCAGATGTATAAAAATTTGTACTCATAAAGCTATCCTTTCTCTTGAAATAGTGGCGAACATTATTGAAATTATACTTTTAATGTTCGTGTTTTAGGTGTTTGAATGTTTGATTTACTTAGAGAATCACACATTCATTTAAAACTTTCTCTACTAATATAAGTCATTAATTTTTATCGCATTAATGTTTATATGCTCATTTTTTAAACATTCACTGGTTAAAAAAATAATATCACCTTACAAGATCACTTAGTGACTTGCTATATTGGTGATACTTTTCTTTATCTATTCCTATATATAATTTTGTTTCTTCTACTGAAGAATGTCCTAATAATTCTTTAACTACAACTATATCTTTATCGTTAGTATTATAAATTCTATATGCATAAGTCTTTCTCATGCTATGAGCGGTTATGTCTTGCAAGCCAAAATATTCTCCAGCATCTTTTAATATATTGCTTACTGCTTGGACTCCTATATGCTTATTCATACCTTTTCTTGATTGGAATATATATTCATAATCTTTTTTATCTTTTATATATTCCTTTAGTATTTTAGCTAACTTAGGAATTATTTCGACTGTCCTTGGTTTACGATTTTTTTCTCTTATGTTCTTAGAGTTTTTCTTCTTGCCTTCAAGTATTTCAAACTCTCCCCTTTTAAGGGCATCTTTAATATCTCGTGTTTTTAATTTAACTAAGTCACCTGCTCTATAGCCTGTAGTTATTCCTAACACAAAAAGCACATAATTTCTTTCACTTTTATATTTTAAATAATCTTGAATATCTAAAACTAATTCTGTGCTTTTTATAGGTTTAGCAGGTCTTTTTCTGCTCATTTCATCATCTCACCTGCCTTATTGCTCCGCCTACACGCTTGTAAGATGAATGTTTAATACACTCTTTTAAATTGGAGGTTTTACTCTCTTTGCTTAATCTTTGAGAATTACAATAAGGACAAGCAATATATCTGTTATTCTTTATGCTATCCTCAACCTGCTCTTTTAAAAGAATAGTTTCATTTTTACATGATCTACAGCTATAAATTTCATAAATATCTTGCATATCCTCCCTCCTAATTCTTCAAATTAAAAGGACAGGAATATTAAACTCCTGTCCTTATTTGCAGTAACCACTAGTTGTAAGTCCCTACTAATTAACTGCCAAAATATATTTTTTCACACTATCATCATAAATCTTTTGCAACCCCATCACAACCCCATCTTTTCCCCAAACTCACCCTATCAAATCTATTTTTAAACCATCTACACCAAATAAAAGAACGCTTAATTCATCTATCATCTCTTTAACCCATCTTCCTGGTGTATTCTTGCCGCAATTAAGTTTTTCTTGTATATACTCATAACTTTTTTCATTTATAAAAAACATCTCTAAAGCACGATACTTTTCAATTGTTCCTTCTTTTGCCTGTCTCTTTTTTAACTCATTCAATGCCATATCAATATGAGCTATCATTACTAAGGTTCTAGCCTTACTTTGTTTTATAGAGAGAATATATATTTCATCTTCACTCAAAGTATCATAATCACCATTATTAATAGCAAACTTTAAACTATCTATCCCTTTCTCTGAATGTTTTTTCAAATCAGTATAATTACTCATTAGCAATCTAGTGTTATGAAAAATTTTACTTCTTTTTTCTTCCATTTCTTTTGTTTTATATTCTTTAATAGCTTCTCTAGCTCCTAACTTAGCTCCTTCAGCTGCTGCTTTTTGAATTAATTCCTCATAATTTATTTTATTATTTTTCATTTAAATCCTCCTTTTTATTTTTAACTTCTGGTGTCTTTTTCCCTGCTGCTTTCATTAGTGATAATCCATAAATAAGTAAGAGTATATAAATTATTATCCATTTCATAGCATTACCCCTCCATATGTTTACCCCATACATATCCTTCTCGTTTTTCTATTTCACCTTTCAAATCTAAATCCATTAATAAAAGCATTACTTCCATGCAACTTCTTTTAAATATCTTAGACATTTCTTTTATTCCTGCTCCACATTCCCATAAATCTTTAGCTTTATCTATTTGAGATGGATACCAACAAAAGTCAGTATCCAATAGAATAGTTACTAATTTTTCAGTATTCTTTTTGCCCTTCATTACTTTTCAATGTAGTTGATTATATTTTTAAGAACCATGTTTATTGTTCCATCACCATTTCTAACAACTTCAAACTTACTTTTATCATTATAAGTTTCATTGTCTAGGTATAAATCTAAGTTTCTATCAATGTTTAATCTTAGTCTTTTAGTCTTTTTCTCAACATACTTTTTATCAACATAAACTTCTTCATTAATACCTTTGCTTATTATAAAATCATCAAATACTTTTTTAGCTTCAGGCTCATTTTCAAATAACTTATCTGAGAGCTTGGATATATTTATTTTTTCTTCATTTAACAATTCATTTCTTATTGTAGATCTTACAAATTCAGCTTTATCAGCATCATTATTTATAAATGCTCTTGTAAAGTGTTCTGAACAGTCAATTAACCTTTTAGTTGAATCCCTACTGTTTTCTATTAAAGTGCAATATAGAAAGTTTTTAGTAAAATAATTCAATCCATAATCTTCATCATTAGTTTTTTTATTTATTTTATCTATTACCATCAAATTAAACTGCTGATTCATTGATATAGGTTTAATAAATGCTGCTTTATCAATTTTACAATTTGAATGAGGTAATCCTAATGGTTGCTTAACTAAATTAATAGCTAGATTATTTTCAATAAAATCCACTTTATGAGTATAGTTGCTTATATAATCTAGTTTTAGCATTCCAATCATAGGACCTTGATCTGTTGATAGAGATACAACTATTAAGTCGCATGATGGAATGTTCCCTTGGCTTTTCATTATTGCAAAAAGTTGTTTACTAATTTCTTTTGATATTTCAATTAAATTTCTATTAGATCCATTTAAGTAATCCTGAGATACTTCTCTTACAAGGTTTCTTTCCTCATTGAATAATGCATACTTTAAATTTTCATCATTAAAAGCTCTTTCTATGTGTTTATAAATAAACTTATAAACCTCATCCCCTAAATCTAACTTATATTCATTTAATACTGGTTCATCAGCGTTGTTATCTAATATATGGACTATTGCTTCAATGATATTTATGTCTTGTGGTATGCAACTTGTATCTATAGCTATGCTTAATTCTTGATATTCCCATTCTCCAGCTTTTTTCATTTTAGATTCATGTATATCCATAACTTAACCCCTTTCTTATTTATTCTTTTTAATCCATTTCCAAAGTTTTATTGATGACATATTGTCAACTTTTTTAACTCTTATAAATTTATCTTCTTTTACATAACGCCATTGAACATTTTTAGGTGTACCAAATACAAGTTCATTTTTAACAAGTTTAAATCCATTAGCTTTTAATATCATTCTTTTAATTATTGCATCAGCATAATAAAAGAAAACTGGTACTGCTAAAAATATGAATAAAGCAACTAACAATTCTACTCTTATTTCTAAAGAAACATATTGTTTCATTAAATCACCCTTTCATTATTATTTGATAGTCATTTGAGAACTAAAGGATATGACTATTGCTGAAATATCCTTTATTCTCTCTTATGTTTTAATACTAATCTATATTTTCTAATTCAACTGGTATCCACATTTTTGGATTATAGTTAAGTGAATATTTATATTTATCAACATCTTTATACTCCTTTTGTTCAACAACATATGCTACATTATCACCTAATCCAATAAAGTGTTTTTGATAAGTTCCTTCCGCGCTTTCAACTATAACCTCTAGCTGATTATCTGAAGTATCTGCCTTTATAGACATCTTTCCAGTCATTTGGAATAATACATCGCCCTGAATACAATTCATTACAGTTAATTGCCTAACTATATTGAAGTTATCAGCTTCCTGGGATAGATTGTGCGATACTTTGTCTGACTGTCTATCGCATCCTGCTATTGTCATTGCTACACCTATTGTTAATATGAACGTTAATATTTTATTTTTCACTATTTGTTCCTCCTGTATTTCTTAATATTTGTGCCTTTTAAATAATTCTTTAGCAACCTCTGCTATTTTGTTTGTATACACTTTCCAACAATCGTGACATACTTCTCTATGTGTTAAACCTTCTAAGCTTCCAAAGGTTATCTCAATTGATGTTAATTGCCCTTTATTTTCTACTTGCTTATTGCAACAATCACAATAATATTGAGTCTTTCTCATAAATAATCTCCTTATTAAATTTTGCTGTTTTACTTCTTAATATTTTTGTATTGCGAACCTAGATTATTAAATTCCAATCATCTTCTCTTACCTGGAACGCATCTCCGCATTGAATTATGTCTGGGTAATTACTCATTGCTACTTGCATTGCGTATTTATCTATTTCATAAGCATAGTATTTTACATTCTTATATCCTAGCTTGTCTAAGCAATATCTGCCTGTACCTATACCATCATACATACTCAATACAACTATTTCTTCATCTAGTGGTATATTCATGTGTTTTAGAATGTGTATTATAACCTCAGCTGTCCATCCATTACCTAATCCTTTATATCCTTGTGAAGCAGATACTACTCTCATATAATCATCTGGCATAGTCTGTAATCTGCAACATTCTGTTACTGTAAGCTTACGGATCATATAATAACCATCAACTAGCTTTATAGGATATTGTTTATCTTTTATAGTTATTAACCCATCTTCGACTTCATATATAGGATATCTTTTATCATCTTTACCTACAGGGCAAGCATATAATCCTGTCTTAGCTCCAACTCCACCACCTTGACCACATATTGTTGTAGCTTTCCCATTAGGAGAATAAACTCTATATTGTTTACTATCATGTTTTTCATTTTTCGCTTCATTTTCAATAATACCTATCCTTATTGGTTCTGCTATGACATTGTATGGAACCCCTTTATGAATATTGGCTGTAATACATAATGCCTTGTCTGCTTCTCCAGGTTTCTGACAGTAGCTCCATCTATCGCTATATTTGCCTTTTGTATCTCTGACCATGTAGTCCATTTCTTTCTCAGATAATGTTTTAATATTAGCAAAAGAATATGCTTGTTCATTTGTAGATGTTTCTAAAATATCTCTTAGCAATATTCCTCTATCTTCTGGCTGAATAACATCAGGTATATTGTGAGCATAGAACCTTTGTCTATTCTGAGCACTTACTAATGAACTATTTATATATTGCAAAGGTACACCTAGTTCTAAACTAATTTGATCCTTTATTGGTTGTGCTGCTGATTTGTTATTTTCATATAAGAAGAAATCAGGTTCAAACTTTTCTTTAGCTATTAAATAATTTTCAAACAGTTCCCATCCTATTCCTTCTGCTGCTATTTCTCTATCTTTTTTCTGTGCTATAGACCAACGTGTACATGGACTACCACCTATTAATATCTTTTTCATTTATACATTCCCTCCACGTCTGGAGGTACCGCGGTACATTTTATCTAGAATTACTCCGATTTATTTTTAATTCACATTAATTTCACTTTACGCAGTTTTCTTTGCTGCTAAATAATCACACCATTTAATAAAGCCCTTAATTATTGGTCTTACATTATTGCTTGATGCCCATCCTGCAAATCCTATAAATCCATTAGAATTAAAACTTATGCATTCTCTTTTGCTAAAATAATGAGCATCTACATACATATAAGCATGTATGATTTTTTTATTGCTTTTACATTTAGTTTTTATTTTAGGATTTATCTTCATAGTTTCTAAACAAGATCCTTTGCTTATTTCTTTATCTAAAAATTCATGTAACTTCTCAATGTCACATCTTTTAATATCATTGTATGAAAGTCCTTTCTTTGAGAAATAACCTCTAGCTGCTATTGTACTTGTTTCAAATGCATCTTTTTTATTTCTTTGAATTCTTCTTTCTTTAAAATCATTTTCAGTAGCATCAAATAATAAGAAGGATGCTTCATTTGTATATTCTGTATCGTTTAATATTACCCACCACATATTATTTATATTATGGTATACCTTTCCCCTCACAAGCCTTCCCCTACGATCTCTAAAATATTTAACTTGACCATTGTATATAGTTTTCTTATCTCTATCAGTATTGTTGCAGCTTGATTCATCTGTTGTTCCATCTAAATCTTTTAACTTAAAATTCATGTCTTTTTGTGGTTTATGCCAACTCTTAACTAAATGCGCTTTAACACTATCTTCAGAATATTTTGTTTCAACTTCTGAGTTGTTTTCTATTCCCAACTCTTCTAAAAACTCTCCCATCTTTTTTGTTTCAATTATCCAATTCAACCTAACCAAATAAGGTGCTTTTCGAAATTTATTAGAGTCATACTCTCCACCATTTACATTTTCAATATTTATATTTTGAAAAAAATCTATGCTAAATCCTCTAGGATATCTATGTGCCTTAAACTCTAAATCTCCTTTTCTTCCACGCCAATGGTCTTTATTTATGGCTTTATAATGCTCCTGAATTCTTGGATCTCTACCTATGCTAAAACCCCTTTGTTTCATAAAATTAAAGAGTCTGTGCATTATTGAATAATGTGACCATTTATATCTATCAGGCCATCCATGTTGTTCATCAGTATCATTTACAAAGCTTAAACTAAAATGATTTTTACTTATACTAAAAGAGTAACCATTCATTTTAAATCCTCCCTATTTGCAATCTTTGCATATTGCATAATTTTTTGTAACAAATATTGATTTTCTCTTATCTTTACTGTTGTATTTTCTTCTAGATAACTTATAATAACTTTGTCCAGCTTTAATAACCTTGTCGCATAAATAGCATCTAACATCCTTTTTACTTGTAGTTAAACTATACTGAGACTCTGCCATATAGTTACCTCACCCTACCTAATGCCCTGCGCTTTATATAAAGGTTGTTTCTATTCCTAACCCTTCTTAGGTATCTCTTTTTACTTAAAATAGATTTAAGCTTTGCTTCTTCTGTTGCTCTCCTTTTAGCTATTACTGCATCAGCTCTTTTATAAACCCTTGTCCAGAAGTCTTCCATATCAAAACTCCTTTCCATGCTTATAAGGTCTATTCTTATTAATCTCCATCTTCTTAACTATTTCTTGCTCTAAATCTACGTTTAATCCTCCTGCAAGGTCACAAACTCTTATTACTATATCTGCTAATTCTTCAGCAAAGTTATTAAAATCATTTTTCCTTAATGCTTCCTGAGCTTCTGCAACTTCTGAAACAATTAGCATTAACCTATTACCTATAGCATTATTTATCATGCTTTTAGCAACTTCTTTATTTTCTATTTGGCTTGCTTGGAAGTAATCCTCCCAAAAACCTTTTTCTTCTGCGTTACTATTCGCTAGATTCATTATTCTTTGTACTATCATCTTCAATCTTCCTCCCTGTTTTATCTCTAAATCCAAGCATTATCTCCGTTTGATGGAGTTTCATTAGTATATAAACCCAATTAACTGTTCCTTTTTTAAATTTAGTTACCATTTCCATGTTATTTGCATGATCTAGTATTACATGGAAGCTATCTAATGTTTCTTTAACCTGAAGAAGCTCTTGCTCGTTCAGCTTCTTTCCATTTTTTATACTCATTTAAAATCTCTGCACTCCTATCTTCTTCATCTTCCTCAATTTCTTCATTGTAATTATTATTTAATAAGCCTGCTTCAAGTTCTTTTTCATCATATTGACGTCCTACAAAATTGTGGAATCTAGTAGGCTTAGGCTTACCATTGTATCTATTAACTTGTTTTTCTTCCTGGTAATTTGCATCTAGGTAATCAACAAAGCCATTATTGAAGAAAGTACTTCCATTCTTATATGCAAGATTAAAGCCTGTATCTCTTTTTATCTTCACATACTTGTCATATCGCTCTATGCATCTTACTAACTGCTCATATCCATGTTTCTCTAATAACTTAGGTATTTTCTTTAAATAATCTGCTTTACCTTTCTTATTAGGATACATATTCCATAACTCTTCTATATAATTTTTCTCATTATATTTAATAGATGAATCATTAATAGAAGAATTATTTATAGAATAATCTTTTGTTCGGGATTCTAATCCGTACCCCTCGGGATTTAAATCCGTACCCTCTCGGGATTCTAATCCGTACCCCTCGGGATTTAAATCCGTACCCTTCGTATATAGTTCCGTACTATTAGTCAAATAATCACTATCAATTAATTGTCCATACATACTACCTGTTGAATAGAATGAATAAGTTCCTCCTTTCCTTTTGGTTTGATGTTTTAAAATTCCTATTTCAACTAATTTTTTTAATCTTCTATATACTGTATCTTTCTTAAGCCCTATTATTGGAATAGCTTTTAAAATCCCTTCATATTCAACCCAATAATATTTATCATTTTCAAATATTTCCGATACCATCTTGTCAGTGTCTTTAAAGTCTATAAAGTATCTCAATATAAGAGCATCTAATACGTCAAGCTTATGCTCTATGAGTTTTTTTTGACTAAACCCTAGTATCGTATATTTCATGTAATCACCTACTCTTAAGTTTTAAATTTTATATATTTGTGTTATAATTTATAAGAATGTTTTTTTATTTATATTTGGGGTATCCTTGGATACTTCTTTTTTTTATACCCAATTTATCCATAGCTTTCTGACATGCTTCTTTATATCCTAATCCCTCCTCTCGAATTAATCTTTCAACTTCATAGTAATAATTAAATCTGTCTCCCATTACATTCCTCCCTTCATCAATATATAATTGCTGCTATTTTTACTAGTGATCCAAAAATAACAACTATTCCAGCTAGTCCGATAAATCCCATCACTATATTTTCAAATGTTAAAGCCTGAATAGCCTTTTTATTAGCTTCTAACATTGCATATAGAACATTTAGTGAGTTATCATCTGTTGTAGCCTTAATCTTGTTTAAAAGAGCTGTTTCATTTCTCTTTAATTGAAAAACTGCTTGTCTGAAGCTTAAATTAACTCTACTCTTCATTTTCTTCTATCTCTCCTTTCTTTTTATAAACAATACCTATACTTACACCGACTATTACTGTGGCAAATACTGAGATTATTAATACGCTTGAAATAAATAACATTCCTGATAAAAACATATATAATCCCTCATTTTATTATTTTGAAGAAGTCCAAAACTCCTTTTAGATCAACTTTTAAACCCTTTAGTCCTAGAATTATTAGGACCAATAATATTAATCCATCTATAACAAGTTCTTTTAAATTAAGTTTCTTAGGCTCTTTACCTTGCTTATTAATTTGCTTTATAGCTCGTCTTGTTGCACTACGTATTTCATCTGTAGCTATTGACAATGACCTGGATACCTCATCATTCATTGGATTTTTCCTCTCTAAATTGCTTAACTGACTTTTCAGCACACTCTAGAGAATTACAACCAGTTGTATAATTACTTATTGTTATTTGCATTAACCTGTAAGCATCTTTATCTTTCAAATTTCCAATCATTCTTCATCAGTCTCCTTTTGCTCAATAATTTTAAAATTTACATCTTCACTATCTTCTAAAGAAGAAATTTTTATTCCTTTAGCACGTTCAATTCCTTTTTGTTTATCAAAGGTACTTCCAATACCATCAAGACAGCTGCCAAAATAGTTATGGGATAAATAAAGAATCTTTTCTGCGATTGATGATACTTTATCAGCATCAAGTCCAAAATAATGTTCTTCAAAATAATTAATTATATCTTGATCTAGGTTTTCATCAATTTCTATTTCATAACTATTTGTAGTTTGTATAGTGGCTATAAATTTTCTTATTTTAGGAAGTTGTATTATTTCGCACATATATTCTCGCCTTCTTCTAAATTACTTGGTTTGACTAAGAAAGTATCTCCATCCTTAATAGGATCCAATCCAAAAGCTTCTCTAGTTTTATTTATAGTCCAATTGTTTTTACGACATTTTTCTAATAGTTCAAGAGTATTAGCAGGATTATCTGTTAGTGGCAAATTATTCTTTTCATTTTCAAGTTCTTTTTCCGCTTTATTAATCAAAATAGTTGTTGCTGTAAGTTTTGAACTATGCCTATATATAACTTCTGAACATAGTTTCTTGAACTTTTCTTGAACTTCTTTATAAGTTTTACAATCTTTCTTTAATTCTTTTAAAAGCTCAGATGTAGCATCATCTAAATTCTTGTTAAAATTTTCAATAATATTAATCAAATTTTGCATGTATATCTCTCCTTCAAATTAATTCAATTTACTCACGCTATCCCATATTTAACAGCTAATCTGCCAACTATGTTTATATATCCATTAACAAGCTTCTTATCTTCAGCAATAATATCTAAATAGTTAACCTTATCAATCTTTGACTTGCTGCATCCTTCTAAAGCCATATTCTTTCTTTTATTTTGTAATCTTCTATTTATATCCACACCGTAAGTGTTATTTAGCATTGCATAAGCTTCATCTCTAATTGGTTTTATATGTTCAAAGCCACCTATCTTATTAGCTATTTTATTTATTAATGTTGCTGTATCTTTTCTCCACTGATTAGGTTCTAAAGTAACTGCTTCTTTAATTGCTAAAACTTCTTGTTTAGTTTCTTCAGCCTTTTCACTAGCTTTAAGAGCATTAGTATTAGCTTCATAAACCTGTTGTTTTAAGTTTTTAATGCTTTGAGCTTGCATTATGATTAAATCTTCTATTGTCTGAGGTTTATTATTTGCAAAAGCTTCTGCAAGAACATCTTTCGCTTTAAGCTGATAATTAATTAATTTTTCGGTAACCAAAGGTTGTTCTTCTTTCATATTTGGTGTAATTGAAATCTTTGCTAACCATAATGGGAGAAAATCTAATTCTATTGCTAACACCTCATTATTAGGATCTATTACCCCTGCTTCAAATTTCAAGCACCCCCTATTTAATATTTCATCTTCTTGAACATTCTTTACTTGCCTATCTTTTTGACCTTTCGTAAACCCCAATCCTTTACAGATATAACTAACTCCTGTATAAATTTTCCCTGTATTTTCATCTTTAGCAGCTACTAAGTTATCACCTAGAAAGTTGACTGGTTTAATTATTAGATTATTCAATTACATCCCTTCCTTTAGTCTAAATATTGTATTTGTTGTTATAGAGTGTATTTGAGCAAATTCACTTTTTAACTTTTGAAGTTCTTCTTCCAGTTCTTTTATTTTTTTATCTTTTTTTCTTTCAGAATAAGAAGCTGCTTTTTTTAGGTAATCTTTCGTATTTTCTGACATGTTAGCTTCATGATATTCTATATCTTCAAGTAAAATTCTAACTGCTCCAATTCCACTAACTGTACGTAATATACCTTCTTTGACTAATTTATAAACTGTACTTTGTTCTATATCCCATCTTTCAGCAACCTCTTTTGGTTTAATTGCTTTCCTATTCATGTTCCTCCTCCTAATTAATAAGTGTCTCTATAGAAACCTTAAATAGCTTTGCCATTGGTTCTATATATTTAATTCCAACATTAGGCTTTTCTCCTTTTTCGATTTGTCCAACATAAGTAGCTGATGATCCGATTGCTTTAGCTACATCTTCTTGTGTTAAGTTATTTTCTTTTCTGAATTTCTTCAAGTTGTCCTTAAGAGCCAAAGTTTACACCTCCTTCCAATCCAAATAAAAAGAGCCATTCAGCCCTCGTATTCAATTACGAGAAACTAAATGACTCTGAGTTCTGGATTCTGGTCTCTTAAGGACTCCGATCTCTGACTTCCGGTCTGCGTTTATATTTATGGTTACAATTCTTTTACACCCATAACATCTTGTTGTAAAGTTACTAACTACACTATCATCTTCATAAGTTCCTAATTTCTTACCACATACACATTTATACCAACTTGTCATGCTAACATCACCTTTTCCATATTAATCAACCTCTCCTTTTATCTTCTATTAGATAATAGAATTTATTTTTGAATATTTGCACTAATTCTCCCCCTTAATTGCTAAACATAATCTTTTATTCTTAATAGTTATCTGATAAAATTAAGCTATGAATCAACTATCGTTATACATGTTACTCCCTCATTTTCTATTTATAATAAATTTCTATTTCTTCTGCATTTGTACATTGAATCATTATTGCTTCTCTCTGAACCAGTTCTTCTAGTTGATTTTCGTTTAATAAAGAATAATCAGTGCGTTCAACAGAATATTCCTTCCAAAGATTTATCCTCATTGCACAACTTGTTAACTCAATAACATCTTTAACTGTCATATCATCACTCCCTCATTTCTTGTTTGTTTCCTGTCTATGTTTATATGATAACAACACTATAGTGTGATTTCAATGTCCAAATAACACCATAGTGTTGTTTTATTCTTTATTATCTCTTTTTTTCTCAATATTACTATAGTTTACTTTACATTTTAAAAAAGTTAATTTATTATATAAATATAAACTATAGTGTGTTTTTGAGGTGTAAAAATGTCGATTGCAAATAGAGTATATGAACTAAGAAAGAAGAAAAACCTTTCCCAGTCAGAATTAGCCAAAGAAGCAGGGATTTCTCCTGCATATGTAGGAAAAATTGAAAAAGGCAATGCCAAGCCAACAGGAGATGTTTTATCTGGTTTAGCTGAAGCACTAGATACTACTATTGAATTCTTGCTTAATGGTCATAATTCAAAAGTTATAAATTATATAGTACCTAAAAAATTTGTAGTAGCAGATGAAGCGAGATTATATATTGAAAGACATAAGAAAATAGCCTCTGAAGATTTTGATGTTTCTAAACTAAGTGATCAAGAAGCATTAAAAATGGCTAATCAAATATTAGATTTCATTGAAACAGTTAGTTACAAATATAAGAAATAGGGAGCGATATTGATAATGAAAACCAATATAACGTATCGAGAACGGAAGAAGGGTAATTGGCAATATATAATTAGTTATAAAGAAAATGAATTTTCAAAATGGAATTATGGTACTTCTAAACAGGGGTTCTCGAAGAAATCTATAGCAAAAGAAGCAGCCGAAGAAGCTTTGAAAGAATTCTTGAAAGAATATGATAAAGAATCTAAATTAGATAGTGAATTTAAAGGTATAACTTTTAAAGAATTTACTGAAGAGTATATAATTCATATGAAAAAATATAGATCATGGAAAACTGTAGAGAGTACTAAAAGCGCAGTAGGAAAATTTAAGGATTTAAATGATATTGAAATGATAAAGATTTCTACTATGGATGTGCAAAAGGCTGTTGATTCTATGATAGATACAATAAAAACAAATACAATAAAATATTATTTAAAAAAGTTAAATATAATTTTTAACTCAGCATTAAATCAATATAATGTAATAACAAAAAATCCTTGTAAAGGTGTTATCACAAATGAAGCTGATGAAATAATAAAACGAGCTTTAATAGATAGTGAAATTGCCACTCTTTTAGATAAATCAAAAGACACAGAATTCTACCTTGTATATCTAATAGCTATTAATACAGGTATGCGATTTGGAGAAATATTAGGACTGAAATGGGATGATATAGATTATAATAACTCAACAATAAAAGTAGAAAGACAATGGAAAAAACTTGATGATAATACTTATGGATTTGGTACATTAAAAACTAAAAATTCAAAAAGGACTATACCCGTTAAAAAAACTTTTTTAGATGAACTATTAACTTATAAAAAAATCATTAATATAGATCAACGAGTATTTGATATTTATGACAAAGCTTACGCAATATTTCGGATAAATAGACACATTAAAAGCATTATTCCCGATATTACAGCTCATGAATTAAGACATACTTACGCAACAAAATTAGTTGCAAGCGGAGTTCTTGACTTCAAAACAATTTCTTCTATACTTGGTCATACTGTAGCGCAAACAATTAAAACCTATAGTCATATTAATTCTGATATGCTCAGTAAAGCTCAAAAAGTTATAGAAGAAATTTTTTAAACTATTTTTTTGACATATTTTTGACACTAAGACGTTAAAAGCCTTGATATAAGGCTTTTCTTTAATATATTAACCTTACATTTATGTAAGCTTGAATAAATTTTATTACCTATATATTTTATATAAATAGCCTGTTTAGGTATTATTAAAATGAAATTAGTGTCTATATTTTATATAATTTTTATATTTTTATTTGACATATTTTTGACGTCAAAAAAAGCACTGGTATTCATACTAGTGCTTTTAATACTTTATGTAGAGTTTTAATATCTTTTAAATAAATAATAAATATACCTTCATGCTTCACAACATAGTAATTAAAGCTTGGACATATTTTTAATGTAAACCTTATCTTTTTATATTTTAATCTTTGTGTCATAGTATCCACTCCCCTTAATTCCCTTAACTATCCCTTGTTTTATTATAGCAAACATATGTTCTAAAAACAATATATCCCTTGGTTTTATTTTACTACAAAAAGACGTCGGGCGCCCCGACAGTTTCGACAATTGGGAGTTTTTTATCGACACAAAAAGACAACAATCAAAATGATTGTTGTTCACTTAACTTTACGTTTCTTTAATAAATCCGCTATTGCTTCATCTAATAACTTACTCATAGGAATTCCAGTATCTTCAGAATACTTTTTAAGTTTCGTAAATAATTTAGTATCTATTGAATTTCCTATTCTTGTTCTATGAACTAACAAAAACTCACCCCACACCTTTATAAAAAATATAATTTAATTATATAAAGTAGCATAAGGTTAAAACAAGTAACATAAGGTGCTGTCACTTTATGTCACGTTCTAGCATAATAAAAATATTATTACATATAATATGTGTAAATTTATAATAATAATAAAGGTGATCTGCTATGAATAAAAAATATAAACTAAAGGTAAAACAGTATAGAATACTGAGAGGATTAACTCAAATAGAATTGGCTAGTAAGGTAGGAGTAAGTAGAAATTATGTATCAGAAGTTGAAAATAATAAATATGATATCAGAACTTCTTTACTTTATGATTTATCTGAAGTTCTTGATGTTAGCCTTGACGAACTTGTAGTAGATTTTTGTGATAAATGCATTATTAACATAATGAATAAGAAAAGTAAGTTAGGAAGAAGGTTAAACAGATGGAAAATAAAGAGGTAGCTAGAGTTGTAGAGTTATTAAAAGAAGATAGGACTATAAATACTATATTTGACATAAAAGAATTTAGAATAAGTAAGCTATGTGAAATATCTGAGACTTATGATATATGTGTTAAGGATTTATTGAAATATTATGAGCAATCAATAAAATAGCCCCTTATTTGGGGCTATTCCTTAATTACTTATTTGTATTTATTGAAGCGTTTTTTATTTTTAAATATTGTCCATCTTGAATAGTTATATATTTTTCTGCTTGTAAGTTATCGTTAGTAACTATACTTTCTAGACCTCCAAGACTATCTTTATCAACTTCAACATATCCCATATTTGAATCTGGAACAACTTTATATTCTCCTGCTGATATATGAACTCCTACCTTATACATACCAGCTTTATAAATACCATCTTCTGGTTTAAGCGAAGGTGCTTTATCAAATGCATACATATTAGCACTTTTTAGATTTACATACTGCCCATCTTTCACTGTTATAATTGTATTACCTTGTACATTATCATTCATTACTATACTATCAAGTGTACCAGAGCTATCCTTTGTAACTTCTACATATCCTAATCCTAAACCACCTGAAGAAACAACTATGTATTCTCCTGCTGGCATATCTTGACCGACCTTATAATTTCCTGCCTTTATTTTATTTTCATCTTCTTTTTTAGTTTCTGCTGTTGAATTAGATTCAGTTGTTATTTTTGAACCATCATTTTTTTCTTTGTCATTCTTATCCCCTAACAAAGAGCCTAAAGCACCTATAATTACTAATATTCCTATTCCTATTAGAAGAGTTTTAAGACATCCTCCTGCATTTTTTTGCCCACATTTAGGGCATGTCTTTGCACTTTTGGATATTTCCGCTCCACAAGCTTTACATTGCTTTAATTTTGCCATTATTATCTTCCCCTTTTAATATTATTATGTGAATTTATTGTTCAATTTTAAGTATATTATGAGAAAATAAGACAAGCAACATATTCGACAAAATGTCTTAAAATAAAACAAGCCTAGAAGGAATTATCCCTCTAGGCTTAAGTTTATGCTAATAATAATTTACTCCAGGTTATAGGACCTACAACTCCATCAGCAGATATTCCAGTACTAGATTGGAATTGCTTAATTGAAGAATCTGTAATAGGTCCAAATACTCCATCACTATTTATATTATAACCTTTTCTTTTTAAAAGCTCCTGGATAACAAATGTTATATTCCCCTTTGCTCCTTGCCTAACTATTGGCAATGAACCTAATGTTTTAGGTCCTATAAGTCCATCCACCGCTAACCCCTTGCTGAATTGCTTATTTATCTCTGCTTGTAGCTGCTGAATTAATTCTCCGGATACATAACCATTATATGTGTTTTGACCTGCCTGTGAGATTGTAGGAGCTTCAATAGAAACTTTATTGATAAATATCCCTTCATTAAAATTATTAAGGTCTACATTGCCATTAATTCCATATACACTTCCACCAGAAGTATATTGATGCCCTACTACATTAGAAAAGCCTGTTTTCATAGGAGTATTAACTCCATAATGAGCTATCCAAGCTTTATATCTTTTAATTCTATTATCTAAGTTATCTCTTCCAAAATAACCACCTGTATAGATCATGCAATCTAATCCTGAAAGCTCCTTGAACTTAGCTAAAAATTCTAAGCATCTATCAGTTATTTGTGATGCAGTTCTATTTCGATTATTTGTTTCTATGTCTAGACAAGGCAATATTTCGTATTGTTTATCCTTTATAGCATTGTAAAAAGCTACTGCTTGTTCAGAAGGTGAAGTGCCTTCGCTCATAAAATGATAAAACCCAACTGGAAATCCAGCTGCCTTAGCTCCTTGATAATGCTCTCCTAATTTAGAATCTAAATAAGTTATTCCTTCAGTAGCTTTCATTATTACTACTTCAACAGAATTTTTAAGTGCATTAAAATCTACACTTGGTTGATGATTTGATATATCAATACCTTTCATAATATCCTCCTTATTCTTCTTTGTTTTTTTGTTTAATTAATTGATTAGTATATACAGCTGCACCTACAACAAGCACTCCCTGAATAACAGCCTGTACAGTAAAACCGATTAATGCTACAGAAGCAATAACTCCTATAGGTAATAAGATTACAGGTATAAACTTATCTTGAAACTTTTCAGTTCCTTTTAAGATCATCCCTAACACATATAATACAGGTACCAAGATTAAAGCATTTTCAGTTATAAATTTTACAAATTCCATTTTTATCTCTCCTTAAAATTATTTTTTTAATAAAAGGGCAACTACTCCGCCTATTATAGCTCCAGCAATTGCTCTCCATAACCACTTGTTATTATCTTCTAAATCTTTTATCCTATTGTTTGCAACTTTAAGTTTATCTTCAACATTCTTTAATTTTAGATCAGTAGTTTCAACCATATTCTTTAGGGTTGTTTTAATCTCAACTAAATTTTCACGAACTTCTTGTATAATTTCTTTTTCATCTGCCATTAAGCACCTCACTAAATAAAGAAAAGGACTTATATAAAGTCCTTAACTAGTTTTATTATATTCATGTTTTATATTATTTTCTGAGAGAGCAGCGTATATTTGAGTTGTTGAAGGGTTAGTATGTCCTAATAACATTTGCAAGGCTGTTATATTCATTCCTGAGTTTAGTCTATGTGTAGCAAAACTATGTCTCAGTAAATGAGGGAACACACTCTTTTCTATTCCTGCTCTTAATGCAACATTAGACACCTCCTTTTCAATGCTTCTTTGTCCTAGCCTTGCATATGGTCTTTTACTTGTTACAAATAAAGGTTTATTTTCATCTTTTCTTGTTTTCAAATAATCAATTATTAGTAACTTAGCCTTTACATTAAAATAAACCTTTCTTTCTTTATTGCCTTTTCCTATAACATTAACACTTAACTCATTCCAATTGATTGAATTTTTATCAACTCCAGTTACTTCACTTACCCTACAGCCTGTACTATATATAAATTCAATAAGAGCCTTCTCACGTGAACTTATACAAGCTTGTTTAACCTTTTCCATCTCTTCTAAAGTTAAAGCCTTACGCAAGCGTTTAGGTATCTTAGGACCTTTAATTTTTGCCATAGGATTTTTTAAAAGGTATTCTTCTTCAACAAGCCATTTAAAGAATCCCTTTAGTGTATATATAAATGTACTCATTGAAGTTTCTCTTTTATCCTTAGAAGATAAAGCTATATACATCCTCAAATCATTCGTTGTTATTGTACTTGTAGGTTTATTAAAAAATCCATTTAATTTTTGAAGTTGAACTTTATAATTATATAAAGTTTTTGCACTGAGTCCTTCTAATCTTCTAACTGCAAGATACATTTTTATTCTATCTGACATATCAGAAGATACTAATGATGTTTCTCTTGTTAAAACATCATAATTATAAAGCACCTTTTCAACTATAGCTTTAACTTTTAGTTGTAAGCTAAGATCTTTTTCTAAATAATCAAATTCAGAAGATAATTTTCCTATTAGTTTAATAACTACTTCATCATTACAATTTGTCCTATGCTCATATTCATACATAATTCATCCCCCTAGTTTACACAAAGGAATAACTATGTTAATATCTAATTACACCTTTGTGTGTATGTTAGAGAGTTCTGTTTGCTTTGGTCGGCGTAGAACTCTCTTTCCTTTTTGGTTATTTATAGCTCTTAATTATCTCTTCTAATGTTCTATTAACTTTTTCTAAATCATCAGTTCCAATAGGGAAAGATGGACTTCTTCTGCCAGAAACTATTCCATTGTATTCCATCTGTACTTTCGCTACAGAAGGGAATGTTCCATCCCAATCTTCCTTACCGATTGAAACTTTATACTTAGTATTTGGAGGATGTGGAGGGCAACTTGCATTTACATACTTAGTTACCTCCGGATAAAATATCTTGGCCATATCATCACCTCTTTTCTTTAGCTTACCTATAGTATACCAAGGTGTCCTAAAGGATTATACAGGTATGTTATGGTAAGAAAAATAGAGTATTTCTACTCTCTTAATTTATAGTTAGTTCGCATTAATTTTCAATTGAGTACTTAAACTATATTACCATTTGTATCTCTCCAATTACTTCCTGTGTTAATAATAAGTTTTTGAATCGCTCCATCATAACATAAACAACCTTTTACATTAAAAGTTGGTCTACCGCCTATTATAATTCCAGCAACCCATTGCCATTCACCCCATGAGGTGCTACTATCTAACCATCTTCTTCTTATACTGTAGTTAGAAAATTTTTCTGATACTACAAGCTCCTGATAGGATTGATTTGCTACAGCACTATGATAACTTTGTAAATGTCCACCTTTATTTAAATATGTGTCAGCACTAGCAGTTATTTCACAATAGGTTATTTTGCCTACTTGATAAGTAGATATTGGAGCATCAATATTAGTCAATGTATTGTCTACTACAACCATTTGTTGTTTAATAATATCACTTGATTTTATTTTTGCGCTTTTAGAAATAAACAAATAATCATCAGACAATGTATCACCAGCACTTATAATATTGCCAACTCTTTTTATGCCTTCTTCAAAAGTATATATTGGAATTCCTAATGATTGAATATAATCAATCATAGGTGCATATAAATCTGTGTTTGTTGCAAATCCACAATGGGTCAGAATGACAAGTATATTTTTTCTGTTGAAGCATTTGTCTATGAGTTCTTGTATTTCTGGTAAATCCGCACCATCAATCCCAACTCTTTCAACCCTCATTGAATCAAATGGTAGATAATTTGTTGTTTCAGTTGCATCTATTCCATAGTCATAATATTTTCTTGTTAATGCTTTTATATTTTTTCTTTTTGTATCATCCATACCACTTTCATATAGTCCAAATGGGTATACTATTGCCTTATCATTGAATCCATTTTCTCTTACAAATTGTAAACTTTCACTACATTGTAATTCCCAATCGGCATCACTTATATTGTATAAATGTGGATGTGACTTCGAGTGCGAAAGAATATCGTAACCCGAATCCCTTAGATTTTTTAATTGTTCTAACGTCATGTATCCACTCGTCCCTACAAAGTCTTTTACTGCACCAAGGCTTATTTTTATTCCTTTAGCATCACAAACTGGAACCCATTTAGTTAAAACGTTGCTAGTTATATCATCATCTATTATGAATATCATAGGTTGATTGGCACTATTATATTTTGGTTTTAATTCCTTCTCATTTTCTTCCAAAAGCGAATTAACTGTATTGATTTCTCCCTTGGTTGCATAGGTAGTTGTGTCAGCAGTTGCTATTACATTCTCTAAATCTTCTTTAGCTTCTATTCCATCTTGAATAGTTTCATTC